TGCAAATGTTGTGAATGTTGAACTACTTGATCGTTCAGACCCATCATTCTTGGATCTATTAATTCGTGAACTTGCTGCATCATACGCACAAAAGACAGATGCTTATGCAGCTAAGATCGCATCAGAGGCAGCAGCAGGATCATCAGGATCAACAATTTATGCAGCAATTGCTGATGGAATTGCAGATGCTTATGGCGTTATGCGCTTCACACCTAACCGCTTGATGGTTGCTCCTTCAGGTGGCGAGGATGGCATCGACTTCGCTGGATTACTTGGCGCAGTTGCAGATGGTCGTCCACTATTCGCAGCAGCAGCTCCACAAAACGCAGCTGGCTTAATTACACAAGGTTCAACAAATGGAACAGTCGCAGGACTTGATCTAGTTGTAGATCCTAACTACACAGGTGACAATGCAAATGTTAAGCACGCATTAGTTTACCCATCAGCAGCTATGAGATTCCACGAGTCAGGAACATTTGATATTCGTGCAAATATTGTTGCTAACGGCCGTGTTGAAATCGGTCTTTATGGTTATGTCTGTGCAGTAAATCGTTACCCAGCAGCATTCCGTAAACTGTCAGTAGCTTAATTTAACTGAGTGCCTGAGGTTGCTCCCGATCTCAGGCATCCATTAATGGGAGTAAGGAGATGACATGCCAAGTATAATTACAGCCACCGAGTTGAGATCTGTGCTTGGTGTGTCATCATCCTTGTATAACGATGCTTACTTAAACCAAATTATTGACACCGCAGAAACTGTTATTTTGCCGATGCTAGTTACATTCAAAAGCCCGATTCAAAAAGTGTCGCTGACTGATAATGTCGCCACTTTTACTACACTAGGAATACATGAATTTACCGAAGGGCAATCAGTTGTCATCACAGGATGCGGAACACCTTACAATGGAACAAGAACAATACTTGCAGACAATCTTGGCGAGTATACCTTTTCAGCTGCAATCACAAATGCCGACATCAATGAAGCAAATGTTATTCCAAGTGGAGTTGCCACTTTATCTGGAGCATCAACTTATGTTGGAAACGCAGCTGTTCAGTCAGCCGTTTACACAGTTTCAGTAGAGGTTTTCCAAGCAAGACTTGCAGGTGGTGGACAAATTGAAGGCGTTGATTTTACAGCAACACCTTTCAGAATGGGTCGATCATTATTTAATAAATGCGTAGGATTATTAGGTTCATACATGGATACAGATAGCATGGCTCAATAAATGCCACCATCCACAATTCTTTCATCAGTTAGGCAACCACTTGCAACTGCATTAGCAGGTGTGGCTGGAAATGTTTACAGTTTCGTTCCGGAAAGCGTAATTCCACCAGCTGTGGTTTTAGTCCCAACTAGCCCATATCTTGAAATTGAAACAATTGGCAAGTCATCTGTTAGATGTAAAGTCAATATGACAATAACAGCTGCGGTCGCATATAACAGCAATCCAGCATCACTCGACAATATCGAGCAATTAATCATGAGCATTCTGGCAATCATTCCTGCGGGATATATTGTCGGATCGGTCGAAAGACCAACAGTTACACAAGTCGGAGCATCAACTTTGTTGGTGTCTGATATAAATGTTTCAACCTATTATCAACAAACAACATAAGGAGCGAAAATGCCTACCACCGTTATAACAGGTCGGGATGTTACCTTCACAATCGGCGGTAACAATTTCGATGCACAAGCTACAACTGCAACTCTTACTGGCGAAATGGATCGTCAGACCTATCAGACACTAGACGGAAAAGTCTTTAAGGTAACTGATAACAACTTCACATTTGATGTTGAAATGTTAGCCGACTGGGGCGCAACTGGATCTTTATGCGAGATTCTATGGGGCGTTTCTGAGTCAGCACCAGATACAGGAATTAGCACAGTATTCACAGCTACATCAGGCGCAGTCTTTACTTTCCAAGTATTGCCATCATGGCCATCAGCCGGTGGAACTGCACCAGATGCACAGACTGTAACTTTATCATTCCAAGTAATTGGAGTGCCAGCAGAGAACTTCGCTTAATAAATAAAACGGGAGCAAACAAATGAAACTAGCAATTACAATTGAATATAACTCAGGCGAGCAAGCCACTTATGTAGCCCAACCGCCTGAGTGGGCTAAGTGGGAGCAGAAAACAGGAAACATTATTAGCCAAGCATCTGAAAAGATGGGCGTTAATGATTTAATGTTTTTGGCTTATCACGCACATAAGCGCGAAGCAGCTGGTAAGGCTGTCAAACCTTATGAAGCATGGATGGAAACTGTTGCCGATATTCAAGTCGGTGATGTTAGCCCAAAAGCCATCCTGTAGGGAGTCTTAGTCGTTTATTGGTTCAGTTGGCAATAGCCACTCAAATACCAGTAAGTGAATGGACTGATGCGGATGACATTTTAACAGCGATAGAGATATTGGAAGGTGATGATAAATGACACAGCCTCCGATAGCCTATGACAAAAAAGAATTAAATAACATTGTTAAAGTATTACGCCAGATGGATGAAACTGCACAAAAACAAATGAAAATTGCAGTTGGCGAAATAGCAAACGATGAATTATCTGCAATCAGACAAGCTGCTGGAAATAGACCAAATAAGGTTGCTCGCATAATTGCGGATGGTGGATCTGTAAAAAAATCATCATTACTTGGCGAAATTAGATTTGGTCTTGCAAGTCAAAAATTAAGTGGTGGAGCAACTACTCAATTCAGCTCTAAAGGTGATAAGCCTAAAGTAGGAATTGGTGGTGGAACTGAATTTGGATCTAATAGATTTAAGCAATTTCCCGTTTGGTCTGGAAAATCACCAAGCGGTATTGGCGCAAAAGGTTGGTTTATTTATCCTACAATTCGCAAAATGTTACCTGATGTAATTAATAGATTTGAAAAGGCTGTATTAAAAGTGAGAGGTGAGTGGGAATAATGATGGCTAAACCATTAACGATCGCGCTTGCTGCGGATATTGATAATTTACAAAAAGGCTTAAAAGACGCTGAAAAGACTGTTAATAAATCAGCAGACCAAATAGCAGATTTTGGCAAAAAGGCAGCAATAGCATTTGCCGTAGTTGGAGCAGCAGCAACCGCATTTGCAGTATCAGCGGTTAAGGCAGCAGCTGAGGATGAAAAAAGTCGTAAAAACCTTGAGCAAACTATCCGATCTAATACTCAGGCTACTGAACAACAAATCGCTTCAATTGATAAATACATTACAAAACAATCTATTGCAACTGCAACCACAGATGATGTTTTAAGACCTGCATTTAGCCGATTAATTAGATCAACTCAGGATGTTACAAAAGCCCAAGAATTGCTCAACCTTGCTCAAGAAATTAGCGTTGCCACAGGTAAGCCACTAGAAGCCGTTACAAACGCCTTAGGAAGGGCTTATGACGGTTCAAACACCGCTTTAGGTAAGTTAGGTCTAGGAATTGATGCAGCCACCCTTAAAAGCCAATCTTTCGAGGAAACAACTAAACAATTACAGGCAACTTATCAAGGTTTTATTGCCAATGAAGCAACCAATGCTGAGTTCAAGTTTAAGCAATTAACAATAGCCTTAGATGAAACTAAGGAAGCCATCGGCGCAGCATTACTACCAATTGTTAAAGAGTTGGCAGATTATTTACTTGTAACAGCAGTTCCAAATGTTGAGGCTTTAGCTGCTGGCTTAATTGGCGAGGATTCAGTAACAGCCGGAGTAACAGCTGCAACTCAAGGAGCATTTGAATTTGGCGAGCAATTAAGATCAACTATTCAATTTGTTATTAGTATTAAAGAGGAATTATTAGTTCTAGGTGCAATTATTGCAACTGTATTTGTTACATCTAAAATCATCGCTTTTGTTGCAGCAGTCCAAACATTAGTAGCAGCAATGGTTGCTTTAAGAAATGCAGCAGCAGCGGCATCTATAGCAACTGCTTTTGCAACTGGAGGAACTTCATTATTGGTAGGTGGCGCAGCAGCAGCTATCGGATTAGGCGCAGTAGGTATTGCAACTGGATCAACTCCTAAATTCTCAGGTGGCGCAGCATCAGGTAAAGGCGCTCCAGGCCAAACAATCAATAACATTAATGTGAATGCAATTGATAGCGAAAGTGCAGCAAGGGCTGTAACTAAGGCAATTAATGAAAGTGCTGCTAGATCTAATCCATACCTTTCACGCGCAGCTGTTAAGAAGTAGCCATGACAGCATGGAATCCTGATTGGAAACTAATTGTCGGTGGAGTCGATTATACTGACATAGCAATTAGCGATGTTCAACATCAGGCTGGTCGTGATGATATTTATTCACAGCCAAACCCATCTTATGTTCAAATCAATTTAGTTGCATTAAATAATCAAACTCTACCTTTTGACATAAATGACAGTTTAGATTTACAGGTCAAAGATACATCAGGAACTTATGTAAGTTTATTTGGTGGCGACATTACAGATGTAACTGTTGAGGTCGGTGCTACTGGATCAATAGCCACAGTTATTCAATACAGCATTATCGCTATGGGATCACTTGCAAGAATAGCCAGAGAAATTTGGAATGACAGCATTTCTCAAGATGAGGATGGAAACCAAATATATGAAATCCTTTCCAGCGTATTGCTTGGATCTTGGAATGATGTTCCAGCAGCTACAACTTGGGCAACTTACAATGCAACAGAAACTTGGGCAAATGCAGTAAACATAGGACTTGGAGAAATAGATCAACCTGGTCTTTACACAATGAGTTCTCAATCAAATGTAACCGACACTATTTACAATGTTGTATCTGATATTGCCAATTCTGCTTTTGGTTATATTTATGAAGCTCCTAATGGAGATATTGGGTATGCAGATGCAGACCACAGACAAACTTATCTTTCAACCAATGGATTTA